CGCATAAAGGGGTGCTACACCACGCACCTTTAGCTTTGACAAAGCCCGCTCACCAATGGGTTCTGCGGTTTTCGCCGTGTAGAACTTCAACGGGTTACCAAGCCGTTGATGATTGGATTATACACACATTTCTTTTGTGTGTGTCAACACCCTAAAAACAGTTTGTCGTGCAATTGCCGTAAGCAAAGCAACAAGTCGTGCAAGTGACCATACGACCGTTCATGATGTATGTGTGAGTGGTGCATGATGCCCATGCCATGCTGACAGAGAGGGCGAACCAAATTCCTACGAGTGCTTTCATGTTTGTCCTTCGGGTTTTTTACCTATCCACCACTTCGGTGAGGGTTTGCACCGTTCTTCTAAGAGCATTTCCCTCTGAAAATCCTTAGTGCAGTCCTCACAGATGTGTACGGGTTCAGCTACGATTTTGGCGTAACCAACCCATTCACGATACTGCTGTTCAGAGGGAAAGCAATGAGGAAACATGATTTATTGTGCTAGATGTTGTATTTTCACACATTAGGGTTTATCCTACATTGGATTGCTACATTTAGCACCGAGAATATCTCTATTCCCCAGCACAACGCATAGGGTCTTTTAGGAAGCAAATGAAAAATCTAGCCTACACCACCGAAGTTCACAGCATCGACTACGGTTATCTCACGGTCGAGTTTGATTACTTCGAAGCCGATGAGTCTGTCGGTCTCTCAGAAACCTACGATTGGTTTGCGTATACCACCGAAGATTTTGAAGATGAACCCGCCGGAACTGAGGTCACCTATGAACTCACAGCAGCAGATCAAGCACTGATCTTCTCGCAGATCAAGAAACACCACATCGCCATGATTGAGGACTTCCATGCTTAACAGAACCAAATTCCCCCGCACATTCACCGAAGCATTCCCCAACAGTATGGAGAACGGTGCTTGCATTGAGATTCATGTAGCCCGTCTGACACTTGCCGATAAGGTAGTTCGTGTTGTGAGCCTTGTAGCCCTTATCGTTGTTGCCCTTGACTGTTTTATTTGGAGACCATGAAATGAAAATCAAAACCACAGTCCACATTTACCACAGCAAATATGAATGGAATGATGAGGTTGAGTACCATATTCATTCCTGCAAGTTTGATGACACAAATTATCAAGTTCACATTTGTGAGCAAGAGATTGAGATTGAAATCCCCGATAACTTTGACCCCCGCGCACAGCAAATTGAAGCGTTAGAAAAGCAAAAACAAAAAGTGATGGCAGACTATCAAAAGACAGTTACAGAAATCAATAACCGTATCAACAACTTGAAAGCAATCACAGCATGAATTCCGAACTCATCATCAACTCTGTCAAACAAACATCAGAGACTTTGTACCGCGAGCATGATGCCGATCAAGTCGAGCGACTGCTGTACCGCATTCAGATGCTTGAGAGCCATATTCGCGTGTTGTGTAACCGCTTTGACAACACCCGTGACGAAATCAAAAATCTTCAACTTGACTTAATTTCAAAGGAATCCAAATGAAAGTTTACAAAGCCATTAACGCTGTTCAAGCAGATTTGTCATCTATCGGCATCACAAAAGACCGTAGGAATATGCAGGGCAGCGGATACAACTTTAGGGGCATTGACGATGTGTATAACGCCATTGCGCCCCTATTGGCAAAGCACAGCCTTTGCATTCTGCCCCGTGTTCTTACCCGTGAATGTGTTGAGCGAGCAAGCAAATCGGGTGGCGCATTGTTCTATGTGACTGTTGAGGTTGAGTTTGATTTTGTCTCAGCGGATGATGGTTCTAAGCACACCGTCAAGACCTTTGGCGAAGCAATGGATAGCGGAGATAAGGCCACCAATAAGGCTATGTCAGCGGCATACAAGTATGCAGCCTTTCAAGCCTTTAGCATCCCTACAGAGGCCGACAACGATGCCGATGCAGATGCTTCAAATACCATAGACATAAACCCGCTAATTGCGTCTATCGAAGCAGCCACCACAGAGGACGAATTGAAAGCAGCTTACTTTGAAGCTATCAGAGCAGCCGGACATTTTGCCGCAGCTAAAAAGGCAATCATTGCAGTCAAAGACTTGAAGAAAGCGAGTCTGTAATGGAACAAGGTACACCGGAATGGTTTGCTGCCCGTTTGGGCAAAGTCACCGCCTCTCGCGTCTCCGATGTGATGGCAAAGCTAAAGACGGGTGGTTATGGTGCGTCACGGGACGATTACATGGCCCAACTCATTTGTGAGCGTTTGACGGGTGAAGTAGCTGAGTCGTTCACCAATGCAGCAATGGCATGGGGTACAGAAACCGAGCCAATGGCCCGAGCGCATTACGAAATGGTCAATTCAGTGTTGGTCGATCAAGTGGGGTTCATTGCTCATCCGGTCATTCAAATGGCTGGAGCCTCTCCCGATGGGATTGTGGGCAATGGAATCATTGAGATCAAGTGTCCCAATACTTCCACCCACATCGACACACTGCTAAACAAAAAGGTTCCCGCAAAGTACATCAAGCAGATTCAGTTTCAGCTTAGATGTACGGGTAAAGAATGGTGCGATTTTGTTTCCTTTGACCCGCGACTAAAGGGTTTGGAAATGTTCACCAAACGAGTCGAGCGAGACGAGAAGCTAATCAGCGAAATGGATGCCGAAGTGGTGAAGTTTCTCTCTGACCTTGACGAAAAACTTGAACTTTTAATGAAAGAAAAAAATGGCACTGCTTAAAGAAGTTACCGTAGTTGCGGGTACATACACCAATGCAAAGGGTGAAGAAAAGAAACGATACATCCGCATTGGGTCTGTCATCGACACAAAGAACGGCCCCATGCTGAAACTCGATGTGATGCCGATTTATGCGGGGTGGGACGGTTGGGCATACATGAACGACCCAAAGCCCAAAGAGCCGAAGTATGAAGGCTTACCCGCAGATGATGACATTGGATTTTGATGAGTCCGGAAGATGAAGCGTTTGAAGAACTCAGTCGCAGACAAGGCGATTGGGGTCTTCAAGGGTCGCGCAAACACCAAATAATCCGATACGCTGAAAACAATGCGCGAAATGAAGTGATTGAAGAAGTCGCCCAACACATTGAGAAATGCTCATTGGCGTTTGGCAAAGACACGATTCAATCGTTTACTGTATATATCAGAGGAATGAAAAAATGAAAAACTATGCGCCACTTATTCCAGACAGCAGATTGGTGGAAGTCATTAGAGGGTATATATCAGATCGCTCAACCGATACAACTCGGCCCGATCTAAACAATGAACACAACTTATTGGCGTTGGCAAGGCTTATCACCGATGAGTGCCAAGCAAGAATCCCATTGTGGGAATTGGAGAAAGAAGCATGAAGCCACCAAATAACAAAGGTCGCAAGATCGTCAAGATCAATGCTATCTCACAAGCGAATCTGATTAAGCTAATGCTTTATGGAACGATGACTTGTAAAGAGTTAGCAGAGGAAACGGGTTTGCATTATGTGACTGTTCTTCAATACACGCGAGAACTTCATGCCTTTGGTGCTGCACACATCTGCTTATGGGAGAAAGACAATCGCGGTCGTGATTCCATTAAGGTCTACAAGATTGGTGAAGGCAAAGACGCAAAGCGTCAAAGAATGACGGGTGCAGAAAGGCAAGCACGAAGCAGATCAAAGCGGTACAACATTGAAATGAATCAGAGGATGGCAGCATGACTGACAAAGAAGCAATGAAGCTGGCGCTGGAGGCGTTGGAAGGTTTCTATGAGTACGGATATGACAGACAGGAATGTTTTGAACACATCACCGCCATCAAAGAAGCATTGGCAGGACACGCCATGCGTGAGACACAGCGCCTTGGGCAAGAGATTGAGCAAGAGCCTGTCGTTTATGTAAAACCCGACTTATCCACACTAAATCACAGCCGTGATTGTCGTTTTCATGACAATGAAACCTATTGCACTTGCTATGCAGAAGCTGAACATGAATTGGAATTTTGGAGATCAAGAGCAATCACATACTTACCACAGCGCACAGAGCCAATCCAAAGCCTTCAATGCTTCCACTGTCAAGTCACGATTGAAACATTGAATGACAAGGTAATGCACTTGATGGCAGAGCGCAAGCCGTTGACGGATGAGCAGATTTATGAGATGTACAACGAGCCTCGCAGTGACGCTGAAATGCTTGAGTTTGCCAGAGCAATCGAAGCCGCCCACGGCATAAAGGAGTAAGACATGACCAACGAGATTAAAAAAGAAGCCAGCCGTTTACTTGGCAACATGAGCAGCATGGCTGGGTATCACGGAACATGCAGCGCGGCAGTGGCTGACTACATTGCTGAAAAATACAGCATGACCGTGTTTTGTAACGGCTATCTTCGCAACATTGTTTTTACCCCAGTCACTCGCAACCACTACTCATTTAAAACGGAGGCCGCATGAACGCAATTGAACAACTGAAATCTGTGCTTTGTGACCCCGAGGGGAAGTGCTGCATTGCTGGGTCAGACGAAGACCGCGCAATTGTGAATCGGGCACTGCAAGCCTTGGCACAGCGCACAGAGCAAAAGCCTGTGGCGTGGGGTTGGGCAATTATGCACAGTGATGGAACTAAGGCTTCTGTTCGGCCTCGGATAGTTGATTTTTTTGGCTGCATTCAGGAGAAAGAGCCGTTCACCAGTGAGGACGCGAAACGCGCCGATCAAGAATGGGCTGGACTTGCGCCTCACACTATTGTCACCCTCTACACCACCCCACCACAGCGCACATAAGTAGGGCTGACGCTAGAAAGAAAGATGGATATGGCTGAATCTTATTTCAGTGATGAGTGGGCCATTAATAGAGCTGTTCAACTGTTAAATGGATGTGAAAACGCACTTAAAAAGGAGAACACATGAGCGGTGGACACTTCAACTACAAGCAATATGACATTGGACACATAGCCGATGAGGTTGAGCAAATCATTATTGACAACGACTCCACTGAGCAAGATGAATATGGAGATATAAAAGGCCATCACTTCACACCAGAAGTTATTGATGAGTTTAAGCAAGGCTTAAAAATACTACGTCAGGCACAAGTGTATGCACAGCGTATTGATTGGCTTGTCAGTAGTGATGATGGGCCGGATTCTTTTCTCAAACGATTGAAAAGTGATTTAGAACAATTGGAGGACAACAAGTGAAAATTATCAAATATTTTATTGACTTATTGGACACGCTTAAAAAGATTGAGGCACATCTTAATAAACTCTCAAGCTGTGTGGGAACGCAACATAATGGCTATCGCCCAGCAGTTCGCATAAATCCATATAGCTGATCTAAGGAAAAACACATGAAAGCACGAAAAGTATTCCACGCACTAATGTCCTCTAAGGGCTATACAGATGCCGATTTAGCAATGGTTGACGGTAAATATGTCTACCCTGCTATGCAGAATAGGTATAACTACTTTCTAGCCGGATGGGAAATGAGGGGAGTCATGTGATCGAGACCGTTCTAATCATCTTTGGTTTGGGGTTCGTAGGAATCACACTAGCCATTTCTGTCATCTGTTTTATGGTTTGGCTTGCCCTCAATGAATCCTAAGAGTACCAACAATAGCGGTATGAAGTGTCCCGAGTGCGGAGCAATCTCATTCGTTCAACACACTAAAACCGTTGAGAATATGCTTGTCAGACGAAGGGAGTGCTTTAACGAACACCGCTTTATCTCGCATGAGACCATCCTTAGAATGGTCAAGCGTTACAAGACCGATAAGGCTTGATTGGTGTGGTTAATCCTATCGTCAAGCCCGATTGTCCCGCCGTTGATCTTCTTCGTGAGAGCAGTCCAATTCGCTTCTTCCGCTAGACGGTTACAGTCATGCGTTGACCAAAACCATCCCGCTGTCAAAGCCGCATATTTGGGTGTGGCGACTAGATCGGGTTCCATCACGAAATCTACCCCTAATGCTTGTCCGGCGTGGAAGTAGTTAGCGTGTCCGGTAAGCTGAATACAACCGCGACCGCGAAACCGATACCCGTCACCACTAGCCTCATCGCGATTGCCCATGCGATTGGCATAGACCATGTTGGCAATCTTCTTATGGTTTCGAGCATACTGATTGGCAATGTCCAAAGTGGGAAAGCGTTTGGCCCACAGCTTCATGAGCGTTTCAGCGCGATAGTTTAGGTTTTCTTCCAATGTCTTGAAGTGTCCGCACTCATGTCCGCATTGCCCGATAAAGGCAGCTTGTTGGCGTTTGGTGGAGATATTGAATCTGCCAAAGGTCTCATTGAGTGCATCGACCCA